TGCTCCAATAGAAGAAGAGTTTGAAGAAGAACCACAAATAGCTTCAAAAGATGAGGAAGAAGAAAAACCAAAAGTAACTGTTTCTGTTCAAGAAATAGATAGTCAAATAAAAGCTAAGGTCAACTCAGTTGAGCAACAACTACAAGCAACAAATATAATTGCAGCTAAACTAATTGAGCAACAACAAGTAGATATCAAATCTTATTACAAATCTTATACAGACAATAGAGAAATTTACAAAGGTAATGCTTATCAAGACCTTAGAGAAATTTATAAAGACCAAAAAATTTATGGGAACAATACAATGGTTAAAGTTGCAATGAACGACCCAGTATATAAATACCAAGAAGGCATTAGACAAGCAAGACTTAAAAGAGTTATACTTGAAGAAGAACTAAGAAGATTACAAGGAAGATGATATGATAGAAACATTACAAAAGTATGCAATGATAATTGGAGTAGTTATGACTATCGGTGGTGGCTTTTATGCTTGGGGTGTTTTCAGCAATAGACTAGACCAAGTGTCAGCAGCAGTTGGAAGTGACACAATTGAGAAGCTACAGAGGGAAGTTACCATCTTAGATAAGAAGTTAGAGGTAATGGAAGCTAAATTAGAAGAAATGAGGGCAAAAACAAGGAATCCATTAGGTTCATAAAGCTATATCTCATGAGAAGCACAGAAAAGGGTCATTTAAGGCAGATAAGCAAAAAGGTATACCTTACCATTACTTTGATGCTGTTAGGGCTTGTATCATGCTCTAAAGCAGTCAAATTTCAACGAGAGTTACCAGAAAAGTTAAATTATAGCAATTCAGAGTTTGTAAACTGTAATCCAGAGATATCTGGATATCTTTGTATGAAAAATACGGATGCAATCAATTCTGTGATAGACTTAAAGAACTGCCAAGAGCAAAATCGATTCTTGAGAGAGATGTTGGATGGAAACTGAATTAGTAGCAATGTTAAGTCAAGCACCAGCTTTAGTAATAATTGTCTGGTTGGTTATGAAACAACAAAACGGAAATGGAAATGGACAAACAGAATTAATTAGAGCAATTGCTCATTCGATAGAAAAACTTGCTGATGCTCAAAGTGAAGCAAATAGAATTGCAGAGCAAAGACAGAAAGGATTTGAAAAATGGCTAGACCTACAAAAACAGACTTGCCAACAACAGTTCATGTCAAGAAACCAAAAGTAGATTGGTCTGATTATTTATTAAGTCAGATTATAGATTTTGGTGGATTTCCAGAAATACCAGTTCGTGAACATAAGTTCCATTCAGTAAGAAGATGGAGATTTGATTTAGCATTTTTAGAAAACAAACTTGCAATAGAAATTGAGGGTGGAGTTTGGATTCGTGGGCGACACACAAGAGGGTCGGGTTTTATTTCTGACATTGACAAATACAATAATGCTGTGCTACTATCTTGGAAAGTATTAAGATTTACACCAAATGATGTAAAAACTGGAAAAGCATTACAAGTTATAAATAGCTTTTTCCATAAGGATGATGAAAAGGAAAACATTTAGCAGAACAGTTTTTATAAGTGATGTTCATATACCCTATGAGGACAAGAAAGCTTTGACCTTAGCTTTCGATATTATTAAAGATTACAAATTAGATTCTAATGACACAATTATTCTTGGTGGAGATTTGCTAGACTATTATCCTTTATCAAGTTTCAATCCAGACTTACACAACTCAAGTATTGATATAGAACTTTTTGAGGGTCAACAATTTTTAAACAAGCTTAGAAAGATTGCACCAAAATGTAATATAGTTTTCTTTGAAGGAAATCACGAACAGAGGATGCAGAAAAAAATTATGAGTCATTGTTCTGCTCTTGCACCTTTTCTTAAAAACAAACTAACAATAAAAGAACTTTTAGAATTTAGGAAGTTTAATATCCTAGAAAGAAAAACACCTTACACAAAAAATAAAAAACTTTATTATATGCATGGACATGAAAAAAGAGGATTTATAACTCCAAAGCATATTGCTCATGTTCATCTAAATTATACAAACAGAAATATTATTGTTGGTCATCATCATAGATTCGATATGTTCATCACAACACAAATGGATGGCAGCTTACTAGGTGGATGGTGTAACGGATGTCTTTGTGATTTATCTCAAATGCCAGATGGATTATATTCTGCTTTTGATTCTACACAAAGAGGAATTACAGTTGTGTATGAAAAAACAAATGGACTCTTTAATGTAGTACAACATTTATTTATACCAAACAAAAAAAAGGGTTACGACTGTCTAGTAAATGGAACAGATTATGTTAGCAACTAATTTGTAACTCTTCACAAATTAAATCTATATACTTCGACCTTTTAATTTTTCCAGATTCAATTACAGAAATGTTTGATTTATAAGTTCCAACTTTTTTTGCAAGTTGGTCTTGAGTGATACCCAAAGTTTTTCTTTTGAATTTCATCTCAGATGTAAAACCAGAACTACAATCAAACTTTAATTTAATTTCATTTGCTTTGTCTTGATTTCTTTTCCAGAAAGCATGAACAGCTTGTTTAGTAACACCAAGTTCTTCACCAATTTCTCTAAAAGTTTTATCATGCAAAACATAATCTCTTGTAACTTTTTCAATATCCATACTCTAAAGGTATATGAAAATAAAAAAAAAGCAAAAAAAACTTTCGTGCTAAAAGGTGCATAAACACTAGACATTTATGTCTATAGGTAAATAATTTTAGAAATAGTGTTGACATAAATATAAGTATTAAGTAAAGTAACAGCATAGAGTTTGTTAGTTCTCAAAAAAAACTAACAAGGAGAAACAAAATGAAATACTTACATCACTTAGTTTGGGATTATAGAGAATCTTCAGACCAAACAAAACAATTTATTAAAACAAGATTATCCAAACAACCTATTGAAACTTCACATTGCAATTTTTGTTATGGAGATGGTATAGTAGAGTTTCAGTTTGGAGAAGATGACATAGACAGAGATATCTGCGAACTTTGCGACAACTATGAAGCAAGGTCAGCGATTAGGATTGCCGATAGAATCCAGAATATCTTTATGTATCTAAAACTAAAGTCTAAAAAGGGGGTGAGATAGATGTTCCAATTATCAAGTCTACGAAGTAAGAATGTTGATGGATGGCGAAAGCCACTCAATCGTGGAAGTGGATTTTTTAAAACATCTCACGATATCAATAAAGATGAGATGAAAAAGAAACACGAAAATGCCACAAAAAGAAGAAAGCAAAATCAAAAAACAAAGGAGAAGTAAAATGTTTAACAATAAGAAAATAGAAGAACTAGAAGATGACATCAAGCACTTGCATGAAGTTTGCATAACATTAACTAAAATGGTTGATAACTTGCAAGGTTGTTTAAAAGACCAGTTAGATATAAATAGATTGGTTAGAGAAAGATTAAAAACATTAGAGGGGGAAGAACATGGCAGAGAAACAATATCACAACTTCATCAGTAAAATTACCAAGACAAGTCCTTACGGATTTCAGTTAGCAGAAACTGGAGAAGATGTTTGGATTAACTACGGAAAATTTTATGAGGGCAATAAAGAATTTGAAGCAGGTCAAGAAATATCAGTTTCTTGTACTGAATCAAATGGTAAATATTATGTGAATAAGATTGATGGCTCAACTGGTAAAGCATCCTCAGAGGCAATACAAGACCTCGTAAATGATGCAAACCAGCTAGAGGTACAAAGAGATGCAAGGCAAGTTGCAATTGTAAGACAAAGCTCTTTAAAAGCAGCAGTCGACTATGCAACAGCAGATGCACAAGTAGTATCTTTAACTCCAGAAAAGATATTAGAAGTTGCTGAACAATTTGAAAAGTGGGTATTAAGATAATGAAAGACCAACCTAATTACTACAGCATCCTAACTGCTGAAGTAAGATACGACTCTCAGCTTACATGGTTTGAAAAAATCATGTATGCCGAGTTGTCGGCACTAGCCAATAAGACTGGAGAATGTTGGGCTAGTAACAAATGGTTTAGTGATGTCTTCAAACAGTCCACCAGAACGATTACTAGGGCGATTACACGACTTTCTGAGCGAGGATATATCAAAGTATCATTTGAATACGAAGGTAAGCAAATAAGCAAAAGAATCGTTAAAATTGCTTTGCCTATGGACAAAAAAGTCATGGGGTCTATAGACAAAAATGTCGACAACCCTATAGACAAAAATGTCCGAGAGAATAATACAAGTAATAACAATACAAGTATTAATATATATGTGAGAGATGAAGAAGATTTTCAAAGATTTTGGGATAAGCTACAAGGTAGAAAGAAAAATAAAAATGATGCCAAGAGAGCATATCTTCAAATTGATGCAGAGATATCTGCAGAAGAGTTAGCATCTAAATTTAATGAACTTTTAAATACAAGAGAAGAAAAATATGTTCCTTATCCACAGAAGTGGTTAAAGAATGAAGGATGGCACGAAGAAGTAAAAGAAGAATCTACATCACATGCTTACATGTCAGACACAGGAGTTTATAGAGATGTTGATGGTTACATTATATCAAAAGAAGAATACGAAAACTTACAGGAGAGCAACTAAAATGACTTTTACAGATGTAATATTAGGAATAGTTTTTACTGCAATTGCTTGGTTTTTTGGCTATAAAATATTTATGTATTTAGTTAAGTTTTGTTCAATGTTACTAGATTTGATTTTTTAAATATTAAAGTATAAAATAAAGGAGAAAATTATGACAACTAATGAAGTACAAGATACTCTTCTAAACGAGAAAGAGCTAAAGGTTAAAGTAATCCGTGATGCTTTACATGTTCACAAGCTTTGGTTCAAAGATGGCAAAATTATGCCCAGATATTTAACTACATTACTTGCTTTGTTAGATGAGTACGAAAATAAAGAAGCTAGAATTTTAGCTCGACATAACTTAGCAGGGAGTGTAGAGGAATATGAATAACTTAGTACAAACATTACCAGAACTAATAGATGAATTAAAAAATATAAACATTGGAATCCTTAAAGGCAGATTAGAACGAGGGAATATTCTAAAACGAATTAAGGAAAACAAAGCCTATATTGGATATGATTCTTATTGTCAAAACTGGAATGAGTTTTTAGAAGCAGTAGGAATTAATAGAGAAACGGCTAGGCAAGATATGGAAATCTACGAAGAGTTTTCTTATTACTTGATGCAGAAAGTTGAACTACTTGCTAACTGTAGTTATGAGAGGTTGGTGCGATTATTGCCAGTTGCAAAGAAAGACCCAGACTTAAAAGCATCACTCCTTGACATGGCAGCAACTGCAAGTCGTACTGACTTCGATAACAATGTAAAAGAATTGAAAGGTAAAATTCCTAACGATAAATGTTTATCAATAGAAACTTGTGAAAACAAACAATCTATTATTTTAGAAAAATGCACAATATGTGGATTAACTTTTAGAAGAAAGGATTTAGAACTTGTCTAAAATTATACTAGACCTTTGTGGTGGCACAGGGTCTTGGAGCAAACCATATAAAGAAAATGGTTATGATGTAAGAGTTGTTACTTTGCCAGAAAATGATGTAAGAGAATATCAACCACCCAAAAATGTTTATGGGATATTAGCAGCACCACCATGCGACCAATTTTCATTTGCTAAAACAACAGGGCAGCCAAGACAATTAGAAAATGCTTGGAGTATTGTAAGAGCTTGTTTAGATATCATAGCTCAATGCAATTCAATAGAATCAGCTTATGCAAAAACTACTAAATTAAAATTTTGGGCATTAGAAAATCCTAATGGTTTATTAAAAAGGTTTTTAGGTAAACCAGCTTATGAATTTAATCCTTATGATTTTGGAGATGATTATAAAAAGAAAACACATTTGTGGGGATGGTTTAACGACCCTAAAAAAAATCCGATTGAATGTGTAAATGTAAAATTTGATAGAATGAAATCTAAAGACATACATCCAGAATATTTTGGCACTTTAACTAGAAAAGAAAGGAGAGCAATAACACCACAAGGTTTTGCTAAAGCATTTTACGAAGCTAATATATAAAGAGGTAAAAGATATGCGATTTATAGAAAATGAAGATTACATAAAAGAATACTCACTTGAATATTTAGACTATGTTAGAACTTTAAGTTGCTGTGTAACAGGAAACCCAATAGCAGAGCCACATCATTTAGAAGCAATAGGAATGGGTGCGAATAGAAAGAAACCTAATATAAAACACTTTACTTGTATTCCTATTTGTAGAGAAGTTCATATCGAAGTTCATGCAAAGGGAATCAATTGGGTAAACGAAAGGTATAGAGTTCAGCTATGGCAAGAAGCTTATTATACATTAGCTAAATGGCTTATTATTAGGGCAGAAAAAAAAGAGTAAAAAAATTTACTTGTATCTATTGACATAGTTATAGGAACAGGCATTATATTAGTATGGAGAAACAAATTATGGATAACGGATTAAGACTACAAAGGTTACTTAAAGAAGGATTCAAAGGTTGGAGAATAATAAAATCTCAAAGAGAATTTGTAATGCAAGAATTAGAAATTTCTCAAGAACAACTTTTAGAATCAAATGCAAATTTATTGCTAAGACTAAAACAAAAGGTAGGTGCAAAGTAATGATGGATTCAATTATAAAAACTTGCACTAAATGTCATGGTACAGGAAATACAGGACATACACATATTGAAGATGGTAAATGCTTTGACTGTGATGGCAAAGGCATACAGTTAAAAACTTTAAAGCAAACTAGAGCAGCAATTCTTAGAGCCATAAAAAAGCAAGAAAAAATACAAGCAGAAGAAAATGTTAAATCAGATAACTTTAAAAAAGCTTGTGAAAAAAGAAAAAGAAGAACTGACAAAATTGTAAGATTATTAAATTTAAAAACTTTTGAAGATTCAAATAAAAAAGAAATTGCAGATATATCTGTAAGAGTATTTAACAGAAAAAATGTAGAAACTGATTATGGAATGTTTACATTTTGGTTAGCACTTGGTGATGATGGGTTTGTTTATTCTTTTAAATCAGAATCTAATAAAGTTTTGGATTCTTATTACTCAAATA